TGCTTTAGGTTTTGCTTGGCGAGCAGGTCAACAAGAATTTTCTATTGAAATTGATTCATGCACAATTGACGGCAAGGGAGTTGCCGAGGGATTAAAGTTGTCTTGCTGCAGAAACGTAAAAGTGTTGAATTCTATCATAATTGGTGGCTACGAAGATTGTGTTGACATCGTTCGAGGAGAAAATATACAATTCATAAATTGCACATTTATTTCAAGCGGACAAACAAAACAACATATCACTTGCAAAGGAGGCGTCAAAAATATTTCTTTTGTTAGATGCAAGTTTATTGGTTCATTCAGAAATTTTTGGGATGGAGCTTGCATTGATCTCGGCAACTGGACAGATTATGACGACATTGAGCGCCCAAAAGTAAGAAACATAAAAATCGAAGACTGTCAAATGAAGAATGTACTGTATCCCATTTTATACAGAAGATTATACTCTGAGAATCCCACTGTAGAAAATAGTCGAGGACTTCAACTCAAGGTTCCAAGATTTTTTGTGACTGCTTTTTGGTTTCTTCAAAGAAAAGGTTTAATTGGAGAAAGAAGAAGGTTTCATTCTAGTAGTTTAAAAATTTTAGATTTTGAAAAATGAACATTTGTAAAATATGCTCTCAAGAATTTGAAAGCGAAAAGAAACTTCATATGCATCTTCGCTCCCACAAGGTTACTCTTGCGGAATATTATGTAGAACATTATCCCAGAAAAAATTTATACACAGGCGAACCATTACCTTTCAAAAACAAAGAACAATATTTTTCAAAAGATTTTTCTACTCGAGATCAATTGTTAAAATGGTGTGAATCAGAAGATGATAAGGTTGTATCAGATTACATTATCAGCATACTCAAAAAAAGAATAAATCAAAAACAATTGAATCTAGCTCCGTCTCATTTAGAATTAAAAATCAATGAGCTTCCAACTGTAGATATTTATCAAAAACATTTTGGCTCGTATACTGCGGCCTGTCATCAAGCAGGAGCAAAGCCCATGTTTGGCTCGCAGTTGCCCTCCGCTTGGAACGATCCTGTTTCACAAGATATCAAAATATTCATTGACACTCGCGAACAACAACCTCTTGAGTTTAAAAATTCAGAATCACTCAAGCTTGACTTTGGCGATTATGCTGTGGGTTCCGAGCACTATGATTATACTTATGTTGATCGCAAAAGCGAGCAAGATTTTAAATCCACTTTGAGCAAAAATAGTTACGAAAGATTTCGCGAAGAATTGAAGCGCACAAAAGATTTTGACAGCTATCTTTTCGTGGTAACCGAAGGCAGCACATCAAGTATCGAGAGAAGCAATCGGTGGGCACCTCACATGTCAAACATGAAATATATTTATCACAACATGAGGGTATTGGCTCACGAGTTCGCTGGCTCTTGTCAATTTATATTTACAGGTAGCCGAGAAGAGTCTGAACGATTGATTCCAAAGATATTGACTCTTGGCAGAAAACTTTGGAACGTAGACTTACAATATTACATCGACAACAAAAAAATATAATGGCTTGGGAAACAGGAAATCAATTATCCAGAAAAACTGAAAAAGACTTCAACGAAGAACTGCTCAAGCTCGAGGGTTTCATAGAAGAAAAAGAGGCTAAGATTTTATTGTATAAATTTCTGCGCGAAAACATAACCTTCTCTGCAGACTTAATCAGCGGGGTGAAACTTTTTCCTTTTCAGCATATGGCCATCAAGTCGATGTTCACGACTGATTACTTTATGGGAGTCTGGAGTCGAGGAATGAGTAAATCATTTACCACAGCAATTTACGCATACATGGATGCAATATTAAACCAGGGAGTTGAAATTGGAATATTATCCAAATCGTTTCGTCAGGCAAAAATGATATTCAAAAAGATAGAGGATATAGCTTCCAAGCCTGGTGCACTATATTTGAATCAATGCATAACTCACAAATCAAAAAGTAATGATGAATGGCTGCTCGAGATTGGAAGCAGCAGGATTCGCGCACTACCTTTGGGTGACGGCGAAAAGCTTCGTGGTTTTCGTTTTCACAGAATCATTATTGATGAGTTTGCTCTCATGCCCGAACGAATCTACAATGAGGTTATCATTCCGTTTTTGAGTGTTGTTGAGAATCCCACGCAACGAGAAGAGCTTTATAATCTTGAAACAGAATTGATTGCCAAGGGAGAAATGAAAGAAGAGGATCGTCATGTGTGGCCAAACAATAAATTGATTGCTTTATCATCTGCTAGTTATAAGTTTGAATATATGTATAAAGCTTATGAGCAATTTGAAGAATTGATTCGCACTGGGAGCACCAAGCAAACTGATGCAAACAGAATCATCATGCAATTTAGTTATGATTGTGCGCCAAAACAATTGTACGATAAAAACCTGCTTGATCAAGCAAAATCCACAATGAGTCAAAGTCAGTTTGATCGAGAGTTTGGTTCGATATTTACCGACGATAGCAGTGGTTACTTCAAGACATCAAAAATGGCAGCTTGTACATTAAAAGATGGAGAAAGTCCAAGCATTGAAGTGGCTGGAGATGTTAAGGAAAAATATATTCTTGCATTTGACCCCAGCTGGGCCGAAAATGAGAGTAGTGATGATTTCGCAATGATATTATTGAAGCTGAATGACGACAAAAAAATAGGAACTGTTGTTCATAGTTATGCACTAAGCGGAGCAAATTTAAAACAACATATATTTTATTTTCATTATTTGTTGAGCAATTTTAATATTGTGTCTATCATTGGTGACTATAATGGTGGCGTTCAGTTTATCAATGCAGCAAATGAAAGTAGTTTGTTTAAGAAGCACAACATAAACATAAAATGCTTGAATACAAATTTTGATGATCTAGAGAATTACCAAAAAAAATTAACTGAAGGAAAAAAAGAATATAATCTAAAAGACAAAACGATCTGTTATTTGCGAAAACCAACAAGTCAATGGATACGATTGGCCAACGAATTGTTGCAGGCAAATTTTGATCACAAAAGAATCTACTTCGCAAGCCGCGCAATTGATGATGCATACAACGAACAGCGCAGCAAAAAAATACCCATACAAGACATAAAGTTTTTAAGAACCTCGCAAAGTTTAGAGCGACAAACAAATGCTGCAAAAATGATTGATTTTGTGGAGCATCAATTTGACATGTTGAATTTGATGAAAACAGAATGTTCTTTGATTCAGATAACAACCTCTGCAAGTGGCACTCAAAATTTTGATTTACCGCCAAGTTTAAAGCGGCAAACTGGGCCAGAAAAAGCAAGAAAAGATTCATATTCTGCTCTTGTGCTTGGAAATTGGATGGTCAAACTTTATTATGATATGATGAATGTAAAGGTGGAGAATGTAAATTATACTTTTACTCCCATGTTTATAAACTAAGTGTAACATTTACATAAATGTCTAAACAATATAAATATACAACAACATTTGACAGCGTAGTTTTTGCTTCAAGCGATATTGAAGAGTCGAACATAAGCAAAGCTTCTCTGGAGTCACTGAGGCCATTGATTCCTCAAAACATCGATCTTGATCGCAACATTGATCTGCTTGGTGTCGCATTCAATGCAGCAGTGGTAAATAAATTTAATAAAAACGGAGATGGTATTGCAAGCGAGGCTGCTGTGGCAATCAAAGATTATTTTGTTCACAAGCCGACAAATATCGAGCATGATAGAGATAGAATCGTTGGACACATTGTTTCTGCTGGATTTTCTAGATACGGAGATTCTTCTGAATTGATTTCTGATGATGAAGCTTTGATCACCGAAGGAGCTTACAACATAGCATTGGCTGCAGTGGTTTACAAAACTGCAAGCAAAGAATTTGCAGATCTAGTCATGAACTCCACCGATCCAGAGAGCGATTACTATCAAACAGTTTCCACAAGCTGGGAAGTTGGATTTAATGATTATGTTATATCTGTAGGTGGAGACGACCTGCATGAATCTTCGATTGTCTCTGATCCTCAAGAAATCGAAGCATATTCTCCGTATTTAAAATCTTTAGGAGGAAAAGGTCAACTTCAAGATGGCCGAAAAGTGAATCGACTGATTGTTGGTGAGATTTATCCTTTGGGAATTGGCTTCACTTCTAACCCTGCGGCAGACGTAAAAGGTTTGATTGCAGACAAAAAAGAAGTCGAACAAAAATCTTCCAGCAGAAATCAACCAATCGATAAGATCATAACAAAAAGCAAAAAAACTTCCCATTCCTCTCAAGAAAATGTACTAAACAAAGAACCTAATAATAATATTATGGACAAAGACACAATCATAAATGAATTCCGAGCAGCTTTAGACGAAAAGCTTGGCAACCAAGATTTCTCTGAAGAGAGCGTCGCAAGCATCTCTAAAGTGTTTATCGAGGCTATCCGCGAGAAAGGCGAACAATATGTTGCTGACCTCGAAAAGGCTAAAGCTGAAAAAGATGAAGCTGTTCAGGCTCAAAATTCTCTTCAAGAGAAAATGGGTGAAGTGGAGCAGCAATTACAATCCACACAAGAGAAGCTTTCGGCTCTCGAGCAAGAAAATACTGCTCGTGAATCTGAAGTTCGTTTCAATGCCCGCATGGAGTTGTTGAACGAAATCTATGACCTTGATGACGAAGATTCCAAGATCGTAGCATCTGAGCTTGCTGATCTCGACGAAACCGAAGAAAGTTTCGCCGGCTATCAAGAAAAGCTTGCTAAAGTTTGGAAACACAAAAACAAAGAATTTATCGCTGCCGAGCAAAAGGCGTTTGAAGACCGCGTAGCTGCAGAAGTTACAAAGCGTCTTGAAACAGTCGAAGCTGCGACAGAAGAAAAAACAGAAACAGAAGTTGAAGTTGCACAAGCATCCGAAACTCAAGAAGAAACTGTTGAAGAAGCCTCTGATGAAGTTTCCGAAGCTCTTGATTCGCTTGAAGTTGAAGAAGCTGCAGTTATCAATAATAATGAAAGTTCCTCCGAAGGGGATTCTCTTCGCGATCGTTTCGCAAAAACTTTCAAAGAATCTGTTAAAATTTCATACTAATATATAGAAAGAAAAAAATTATGGCAAAAAGAATACTACCATACCGTGACTACAGTGAACATGACGTTTTGAATCTGTTCTCTCTTGACACCGACGCTTATACTATCGCTAACGCGAAGTCTGACGCTGTTGCAGGAGGAGCATTTGATTCAGGTGTTGTGGTCAAAGTAAATCCACTTAAAGGTGAACTGCCCGGTGATCTGCCTGGTGGACTTAGCGAGCACGCTTCTGATGAAGATCTCAGAAACTATCTCGGTGCAAGTCCAACAAGTGCGCATATCGGATACAATGCATACCCCTATAACGGTATGACAGTCGAACCTGCTGGTGTTGGCGACGTAGCCGTAGGAATCACATTACGTGAAACCTTGGCTTACGACGAAAATGGAGAAAAACTTCTCTATTATAAACAAAAATTGGATGAAGCTCAAGCAGTTCTCCCTGGTCAAACAGTTCCTGTTTTGACGAGAGGGTTGGTTCTTCTTGATTCCTCAGCTTTTGAAACAGCGCCAACCGCAGTCGGAGCGAAATTGTATCTTGCTGCAGGTGGAAAGTTAACCGCATCATCCACTTGGGATGATGATGATAATGGAGAGACTGCAGAAGTTTCGAGAGGCGCTTCATATGGAACTGTCGTAGCTAAAAGCGGAAGCGACAAGTTTCTCTGCAAAATTAGCTTCTAAGAAAGGAAATTTAATATAATGAAAATTACTTTAGAAAGAACACCCGAGCAAGTCGAGCTTATCAAAGCTATGGCTTCGAAGAATCGCGACGTTGCCTACGAAGCTCAAACTGCTTTGGCTGAATTTATCGGTCCAGTTTTGGCAGAAGTTGTTAATACAGCTCCTACCGTAAGCAACATGTTTACTAGCCTTCAGTTCAACAGTGACGAAAGCCCAAGCATTCCTTTGGATCTTTATCACGACATTACTGACGAAGATTACATCCAAGT